TCTGATGTAAAAAGGATAGAAAATTTAAAAGTTTCTTTTCATAAGCCTGTTGTTTTAAGTAAACTTATATGGACACAATATTTTCAAAAACAAATGACATAGTTATGTGATAGAGTTTTTGGTAAAAAAACTATTTGTGGAATTTATAAAATTACTAATTTATTAACTGAACAATGTTACATTGGACAAAGTGTAAATATTCAAGATAGAATGAAACAGCATTGTAAATGTGGTTTAGGCATTGATGCTTCTGCAACTAATAAATTATATAATACTATGCAAAAAGATGGAGTCTGGAATTTTACTTTTGAATTATTGGAGTAGTGTCCAAGAGATTTGTTAAATGAAAAAGAAAAATTTTGGATATAGATGTATCAAAGTGATAAATTTGGTTTAAATACTTTGAAAGGAAATAATTAATATGATAAAAGTATTTACTTTAAATAAAAATAATAAAATTGAATTAACAAAATAGGAATTAGAAAAACTTTTAAATGAGAGTTTTTGGGAAGGATATAAGCAAAAAAATTATTGGACATATTCATCTCCAACTGCATCTGATATTATTGCACAACCATACATAGTTGAAACTAATTTATCTAATATGGAAAGGAAGTAAAAAATGAAATTTGAACATACTCAAGTGTTTAATTTTGAAGGCGCATTCAGAGGAATGAGAAATCCTAAAAATAGTTGGAATAAAAGCGATAGTTTTTTTGAATTAGTAAATCTTGATTATACAGAAGCAGATTTTGAAATTGCAGATGAATGGATTAAAACTTTTCATTCTGATTTAAACTGGCCAGAAGAATTTACTGATGAAGGCAGTAATCTTGCGGAAGAATATGCAAGTAAACTTATTAAAAATGGCCTTTTAAGATTAAGCGAGATTGATAACGTTGCAGATGTAGCTTTTATAGGACCAAATGATATGAAACTCGCTCAGACTCTTATTAAAGCTGGACCTGAACATCGTAAGTTTTTACGTCAAATTTTTGTATCTGTTGATATTACTGCTCCCATTTATTGGTGGAAGGAAATGGATACTTATAAAATTGGAACAACCGCTAATAGTACATCAACTATGCACAAATTAACAAGTAAACCCATTACTCTTGATTGTTTTGAAATAGATGATTTTGATTCAAACTTAGTTTATTTTGAAAATGATGCTATGGATGCAGAAAATACCGCAGGTATGTTAGCAGATCTTTTAGTTGAACAATTAGAGATGTTACGTCAAAAATATATAGAAACAAAAGATAAACAGGTTTGGAAGGAACTGGTGCGGTGGCTGCCTGAGAGTTGGCTTCAAACAAGAACCTGGACGGCAAATTATGAGATTATTCGTGCCATAGTTCATCAAAGAAAAAATCATAAATTAAATGAGTGGTCTGGAGCAAATGATCCATCTAAAAATAATTTTATTAAATGGGCGCGCGAATTACCCTATGCTCAATATTTAATTTTTGATGATGAAAATATTCCTTTTCAAATTGAAAAATAAAAAATAAAATGTTATAATATATATATAAAGTAAAAAATATATTATAAATGAAAAGGAAAAATAAAATAATGACAAAAAAGGAAGCCTTTATTACAATTATTGAAGCAGAAATTTTTAGTTCAAATATTTATGAAAATGATTATCCAGAAGAATACAAACTTGCAAAATCTTTTTGGGAAGACTTTAAAAATGGAAAGATAAAAAATTCAGGAGCCATGACAGAAAATGGCAAAAAGCTACTTTCTTGGATGCAAGAGAATGTGGATACAATGGCTAATCTCTTTACATCTAAGGAGGCAGCAGAAGCTCTTTTCACCTCTGGCCGCTCTATTGCGGGTTCCATGCGTAAATTGATAAATGATGGTTATGTAGAAAAGGTCGGTAAAAATCCTGTTCAATATTCACTAACTGATGCTGGTAAGGATTACCGCTTTGACAATTAAGAAAATTTTTAATATAATATAAATATAAAAGTTGATTTAATAAGGAGAAAATGAATGAAAACAAACGCAAGATTTATTAACACAGAAAAAATTGAAGGATATGTTTATAGCACAGGTAGTAATTTTAATCAGCTTTCTGAAAGAGTGACTGGAGAAAATTCAAAACATCCTGGAACAAAGTATATTGCAGGAGATCTTGATATTGCAGTAGACGAATCTGGTTTAAATATTGTTACTATTCATTATACATATGTTACAGAAACATATGCAAAAAGTGGACAGACAAATAATACATATATTGCTTTAAAGAAAATTATTGATAATCCGGATAGAACATGGATTAATGGTGGTAAAGATAATGCTTTTAAAGTTCAGTGTACTGGAGCTGCACTCGCTCTAAATGATTTTATTGCGTCTGATGGGTCAAAAGTTGCGGCAGTAAGAAATGAAAATGGTTTTTGTTCAATTGTAAATGATCTTGGGCCAGAGGCTGAAAGAAATACTTTTACAACAGATATGCTAATTACAAAAGTTACTCATATTGAAGCAAATCCCGAAAAGAATATTGATAAAGATTTTGTTACTATTAGTGGAGCAATTTTTGGATATGGTCCTGTTATTCTTCCGGTTTCATTTGTTGTTAGAAATGAGATGGGTATGAATTATTTTGAAAATCTAGATGTAACTCCTTCAAATCCGATTTTTACAAAAGTTTGGGGTAAGATTAATTGTATGACAATTAAGACTGAAAGAACAGAAGAATCAGCATTTGGAGAAGCTGCTGTTCAGACTTATGAAAGAAAAAGTCGAGAATATCTTGTAACAGGAACAGCTAAGGTTCCATATGATTTTGGAGATGAAGAAGTTTTAACTGTTAAAGATGTTAATAAAATGACTCAGGACCGTCAGGTTATGTTAGCAGAAGTCGAAAAGAGATTTAATGAACGTGTCGCTAATAGGGCGGCCGGTGGAGCTGGTTTTAATGCGGCTGCCGCTGCAACAAAGACTGCTCAGGCTGTGCCTGAAGGTGGATTTGTATTTTAATAAAAGGGGGATTAATTTCCCCCCTTTTAAAGAAAGGATATTATAATTATGGCAGATATTGATATTTTTAGTATCCAACCGCATAAGGTAAGTAGAAACTTGCGTGGATACTCAATCTTCTTTTATGGCTAGCCAAAAAGTGGTAAGACAACCACCGCCGCAAAATTTGAAAAAAATCTTCTTTTAGCATTTGAAAAAGGTTATAATGCAATTCCTGGAGTAATGGCTCAGCCAATTAATAATTGGGCAGAATTTAGAAAAGTTTTACGTCAGTTAAAAGATCCAAAAGCAAAAGAAATGTTCTATACGATCACTATTGATACTACAGACATCGCCTATGATTACTGTACGAAGTATATCTGTGATAATGCACTTCGTTCAGATGGCGGTTATGGAGTAGATAGCATTAGTGATATTCCTTTTGGAAAGGGATATGGACTAGTATCAAAAGAATTCGATGAATGTCTTCGATCTATTGTAATGATGGATTATGGTCTTATTCTTATTTCACACGCTACAGATAAAGTCTTTAAAGATGAGGCGGGAAATGAATATAATAAAATTGTTCCTACTCTTGATAAGAGAGCGAATAATATTGTAGCTAGAATGGCAGATATTATTGGATATTCTAGAATTGTCACAGATAAAGATGGAAATAATTTAACAAAGCTTTTTATGCGCGGTACCCCAAGATACGAAGCTGGATCGAGATTTAAATACACTCCAGATTATATTGATTTCTCTTATGATAATTTAGTTGCTGCAATTAGTGAAGCTATAGATAAACAGGCTCAAGAAGATGGAAAAGAATTTTTCACAGATAAAAAGAGTAATCTTTACAGAGATACAACCGAAGAACTTAACTTTGATAGTCTTATGGAAGGATGTAATAATTTAATTAAAACGATGATTGATAATAATTCTGAGGAAGTTTTTAAAGAATTTTATCAGCCTCGAATTGTACAGATTACTGATCGTTATCTCGGCCGAGGTCAGAAGATGAGCCAATGCTCACGAGAACAAGTTGAAGCTCTTTCTTTAATTTATGACGATCTTCTCTCACTTTCTAATGAAACAAAATCAGAATAATTATATTTTAAAAGACTTGTCAAAACTTATTTTTTTGACAAGTCTTATTTTTTTTGTTATAATATAATAAAGGAGGTATGTTTTTTGGCACATTATGTAAAATGTTTATATTGCGGCGAGCAGTTTAATAGAGACACTGAACCAACAAAACAAGTCTCCGCACGTAGATATGCTCATATAAAATGTTGGGAAGAACATCAAGCTAATATGTCTCAAGAGGAAAAAGATATTGAAGCTTTTTATAATTATACAAAAAAATTATTCGGAGAAGATTATAATTATATTTTAACTAAAAAACTTGCTGAAAGATATGTAAAAGAAAATAATTATACATATAGCGGTATGTTAAAAACATTAAAATGGTATTATGAAAAGGAAGGTAATTCTTTAGACAAAAGTAATGGAAGTATAGGTATTATTCCTTATATCTATAAGCAAGCATTAAATTATTATTATGCTTTATACCAAGCACAATTAATAAATAAAGAAAAAGATATTTCTAATTTTACAATACCAAAAGAAAGAATAATAAATATTGAATCACCGCGAGTATATGTGCGTCCGCCGCATATGTGGCTAGAAGAGGAGGACAATGAATGAGTTCAAAATACGTTGACGTATCTGCAAATATGCAAGTAATTGGAGATGTTTTTATTAATCCTTCTCTTTTGGATTTAGAAGATAAATATAAATTTAATGAACAAGATTTCCCACAAGAATTTCATAGAATTTTATTTGGTTCTATTTATAATCTTCATCAACTTGGGGCAAAGCAGATCTCTGTTGAAGATATTGAAAAATATTTAGAGCAACGTCCAAAAAAATATGCTGTATATAAAGTAAATAAAGGGTCAGAATACTTAGAAAATATTAAAGAGATGTGTCAACTTGCAGCATTTGATTATTATTATAATCGGATGAAAAAAATGACACTTTTAAGAATGTATAATAAAAATGTAGGAATGGATTTATCTTGGCTATATGATCCCGATAACATTTTAGATATAAAAAAGAAAGAAGCACAAGAATCTTGGTTTGATAACACTCCAATTAATGAAATTGCAAATACCATTAATGATAAAATTGATGAAATAAAAGCAAAATATGTTGATAACTCAGAAGATGGA